CTTAAAAAACTTGCAATGAAGCCGGGGGTTAACCGGGAGAATACCCGTTATGCTAACGAGAATGGCTGGTATGAGTCCGATAAAGTGCGGTTCCGCCAAGGCACACCTGAAAAGATTGGTGGCTGGGCACGTATATCTGCGTCTACATTTCAAGGTTTGTGCCGTTCTTTGTGGAACTGGATCACGCTAGACAACTTAAACCTGATTGGTGTAGGCACTAACTTAAAGTTTTATCTTGAACTGGGTGGTGAGTACAACGATATTACGCCTATCCGCGCTTCAGCAATTTTAAGTAACCCGTTTGCCACAACTAATCTACTTACCCTAGTTACCGTTACAGACACAGCCCACGGTGCAATTACAGGTGATTTTGTAACGTTCAGCAACGTAGCTCCTGTAGGTGGCCTTGATTTAAACGGTGAGTATTCTATTACTTACGTTGACGCTAACACCTACACAATCGTATCTGCTACGGCTGCAACCTCAACTGTAGCGGCGGGTGGCGGTACAGATGTAAACGCTATCTACCAGATTAACGTGGGTGATCCATACGAAATTCCACTGGCAGGCTGGGGTGCTGGTACGTGGGGTGCAGGAGCTTGGGGATTTGGCGGTACGTCTACCTCTGCCCTGCGCCTATGGAGCCAGAACAACTTTGGTGAAGACTTGGTTTATGGTTTCCGTGGTGGCCCAATTTATTACTGGGATGCTGGCTATGGCGTATATCCGTCATTAGCTACGGTCACCATAGCTTCTCCTGCGGTAGTTACTGCCGCCTATAGTTTGCCTAACGGCTCTCCAGTCATCCTTACAAACAGTGGCTATCCGTCTGCATTGCCGACTGGCTTGTCCCCCGGAACGATTTACTACGTCATTAACTCTAGCGGCAATACCTTTAACCTAGCGGCCACTGTTGGCGGTGCGGCTATTACCACGACAGGAACCCAGTCTGGTGACCACTACATAATGCCGAATGGTGTAAACATCGTAAGTCTGTCTGGCGCATCCGACTGCCCAATCATTCAAAACTTTGTTTTTGTATCTGACATCAGCAGGTTTGTGTTTGCGTTTGGCTGTAATGACTATGGCTCTACAACGCAGAATCCTATGTTAATCCGCTGGTCGGATCAGGAGTCTGTGGTTAACTGGACACCATCTGCTACTAATCAAGCCGGTAGTGTTACGTTATCCCACGGCTCTAGTATTGTGACTGCCGTTCAGACTCGCCAAGAGATCTTAGTGTGGACTGACTCGGCTATCTATTCTTTACAGTACATTGGCCCGCCAGTGGTTTGGTCAAGTCAGTTGATGGGTGACAACATCTCCATCCTTGGTCAGAACGCAGCAACCCAAGCTTCTGGCGTGGTGTATTGGATGGGTGTAGATAAGTTCTATCTGTACGATGGACGCTTACAAACACTGCCATGCGACCTCCGTAGGTACGTATATCAAGACATTAACCTTCAGCAAAACCAACAAGTGTTTGCCGGTACAAACGAAGGTTTTAACGAAATCTGGTGGTTCTATTGCTCGGCTGGTAGCTTGATTGCCAATCGTTACATTGTGTACAACTACCTTGAAAAAATCTGGTACTACGGCACGATGGAGCGAACAGCTTGGCTTGATTCCGGTCTTAGGGATTTCCCTATTGCCGCTACGTACAACTACAACTTGGTTGATCAAGAGTTTGGCTTAGATAATAACGAGACAGGTACGCCTCTAGGTATTGAGGCTTACATATCTTCTTCTGAGTTTGACATTGATGACGGCGACAGATTTGGATTTGTATATCGTATGTTGCCTGACTTAACATTCTCTGGGTCAGATGCTTCTCCTACGCCGCAAGTTGTTTACACGCTATACCCGATGCAAAACTCAGGCTCTGGAACTGGCACGGCGGTAACGGGTAATGTAACTAAGCAGACTGGCGCTGAATACACAGTGACTGAAGGCTTTACAGGACAAATTAACACCCGTGTTCGTGGTCGCCAGCTTATCTTAAAGGTAAGTTCTACAAACCTTGGAACAACATGGCAGTTGGGTGCTACCCGTATTGACATTAGACCGGACGGCAGACGATGAGCTTTATTGTCACCACTGATTTTGAACTAAACAAGGTAGCCGCACCTAATTTGCCGTTGCCTCCGGGTGAGTATAACCGCGTGTATTTTGACCAGATGTTAAACATCTTGCGTCTGTACTTCAACAGGATTGATGCGTTAACTACGCAGTTGATGGCTTCTGGCGTAGTGCCGCCTTTGACTAATTACACAGTGGCTACATTACCTAGCGCGGTTACGTCAGGTAAAGGCGCAAGAGCTTTTGTAACAGATGCTTTAGGCCCAACATTTGGGGCAACCGTGGTGACTGGCGGGGCGGTAGCTGTGCCTGTATATTCAGACGGAACGAATTGGAAGGTCGGATAATGCCAAAGTTTTCAGACGCAGAAATACGTGCTTATGTAGAAGCAAACATAGACAACCCTGCGGCCATTGCAGAGGCTGCGGATACTTTTGGCGTTTCTATGGCCGATCTGTCTCGTGCCACAGGATTTTCTGCTGCTGATATTGGCGGGTATTTTAATAATGCTGGTGTAGAACCGCCTCCTGCAAAAGTTACCACTGTTGAAGACTTGTACCGAGAAGTTTTAGGCCGGGAGCCTGATCCAGAAGGCTTGGCATTTTGGTCGCAAGGATTTGGAGGTAGTGTCAATGCTGCGGAAAAAGCTAGTTTTTTACAGGCCGCAAGCTCTGAATTAGCCAACCGTCCCGTAGCAGAACAAAAAGAATTAGCCCCTAATTTTGACAATGTTGCGGCTGCACAAAAAGCTGCTGCTGACGCAAAGGCTGCGGCTGATGCACAAGCTGCTGAGACACGTGCAGCAGAGGCTAGGGCGGCTGAGGCTAGGGCAGCAGAGGCGCGGGCTGCTGAAGCCAGAGCCGCTGAAGCCAGAGCGGCCGCTGCGGGCATTGCCTCTTTACCAGCGGCCACAACACCTAAAGTTTCTAATGCTGACATCTTGGGTTGGTTTAACGCTAATCCAGATGCTGATGCCGCCTTGATTAGTAAAACCATGCAAGAGGCTGGCGTTAGCAGAGATCAAATGTCTCAGGCTTTGGTTGGCAACAAAGAAGCTGCCCAGAAATATCTAGCTGCTCAGATTCTTTCGCAAGGTACAACTGAGCAATGGAAAGGTCAAGGCAAAGGTTCTGCTGAAAAAAACGCAGCCGACATGGCCAAGATCATGGCCGACACTGGCATTACAGACATTAAACAGTTTGGCCAAGTTCCGGTGTATGAGAGTGTAGTGGAAATGGGTAAAACGTATAACGGGCAATACGTTAGAAATTTTACCGATGAATATACTGGTCAAGTTACTCAAGTTATTAGCGTACCATCAGGGCAATATGACTCGGAAGGTAATGAATACTACAAATCCGTAGAAGTTCCTAAAGACGCAAAACTTGAAACGTTGTACGGCCAATTTGTTGGAGGGGATGATAGTTACGCGGCAGTTGACCCTTCTAAACTGAAAACAGTAGACGGTAAGCTAGTAGTTGACACAGGACAAACAACCTTTGGCAATAAAGCGACCGGTACAGCCGTCACAAACACTTATGGCGAACGCCAGACAGGTAATGCTTTTGGCGGCACATACGACGGCAAAGGTAATACCGGATACCGAGTGCAGTTTAACGCTGACGGCTCTCCAATTTTTTACACCACCGAGGCATCCAGTAGCAACATTGCTGACTTTGCGCCCATCTTAGCTATTGCTTCGTTTATTCCTGCTTTAGCCCCATTTGCCCAAGCCCTTAACGCTGCAATTGCTATTGATCGTGGAGACATCTTAGGTGGTATTGCTTCTTTGGCTGGCGTGGCTGGTTTATCTGAAGTGTCTACAGGCTTAAAAGTAGTCAACGCTATAGATAAAGGCGATGGCATGGGTATTGTTGGGGCTTTGTTGTCAGACCCCGGCCTTGGTAAGCTGGCGGCGACCACCATGATTGCCGACGGCATTTCATTTTCCGATGTGGGTAATACATTAAAGGTTATAGATAATATAGATAAAGGCAACTGGACTGGCGCTCTTACCACTGCGGCCAACTTATCCGGCAGTTCAGATGCTCAGACGGCGGCGGCTGGTTTAAACCTTATCAATGCTGTAAAAACTAACGACTTTACACAAATTGCCGGTGCAGTTAATGGTTTAAACAACACCTTAAATGCCACCAACAATGTGGTAACGCAATTAAAAGATGCTGGTTTGGTTGATAACTCAGTATCAAATACTTTATCTGATATTACAGACACTATTGCGTCTAACACTACAGGCACTTCAAACCTTGCCACTAAAGATGTTACATCTTCAATTACTGACGACACTAGCGGAACGAATACTTTAGATTTTGGCAACGGCTCTAACATTTTGGTTGATGCAGGCAACTACATTGACAATGAGTTTGGTAATTTACAAGGTGCTATTGATGCTAATACCGCAAACAATCAAACGCGAGACACAATTAAAACTAGCAAAAGTTTTAACGAAGCATTTGCTTTAGCGCGTAAAGATCTTCCAGCAGGTTCAACGTTTGAATGGTTTAACCCTAAAACTGGCAAAACGGAAAGCTTTGTTAATGCCACAGCAGCAGAACGCCCTGATTTAAACATCACTACGGCTGACAAAACAATTGAAGCTTTAAATGCGGCTAATCTTGCCACTACAACAAATGCTTCCAACACAGTGGCGGCGCAGAACGATACTCTGGCAAGGATTGTTGCTGGTGGGTCAGATCAAAGTAACGCTGAAACAAACCGCTTGCTTGCTTTGAATCAAGGTTTAGATCTTGGGCTGCCAATGTTGTTATTCAAGGCCTATCTAACATACAGCAAGCTACTGGCCAAACATTAGATTTTATTGGCGGGACAGGTGCGGCTTTAGGGCTTACCAAAGCAGACAACGCCTTAACCAACGCAGGTCAATCTATGACCCGCACTGGTGAAGCATTGCAGTTGGAGTCGGTAAACCAAGCCAACGCCAACGTTATTAACGCCGTCAACAACGCAGATGGCCTAGGCGCAAAGATTATTGCTGGTGCAAAAGCCATTTACGAAAATCCGCTGTCTATTAACATGGCAGCGATTGAGGTATTGCAAGAAGCCCTACCTATGGGCTTGGCACTCAAATCGGTTAGCTTGCTAGGCAAATTGGGCGCAGTTGGCTTAGATATGGGTTTAAACGCCATTGAGTCTGGCGGCGCAGCTTACAACGACAAGTATCGTGATGCCATTAAAGCTGGTAAGACAGAAGCCCAAGCGGATGCTGAAGGCATGTCTGCGTTCTACATTGCCAGTGCTGTTACCGTGGCAACTGCCGGTGTTGTAGATACAGCAGTAATCAACAAGATTACTAAGTCTGTTGAAAAAGCCGCAAGCAAAACTGCAACCGGAATTACCAAAGAAGGCGGCTCTGAGTTTGGTGAAGAGTTCTTGACTTCTGTTATTACAGACTACGCTTTAACTGGCAAGGTGGATTTAAACAAGGCCTTGACACAAGGTGTTGTTGGTGGTTTTGTAGCCGGTAAAACAACCGGAAGTATTGATGCAGCATCTAACTTATCCAATTCCGTTTCGGACGTTCAGCAAACGTTTACACAAGAGTTAAATGACGCTGGCCTTAAGTCTTTTGACGGCAGCAACAACATTAGCTCGTTGGTTGACTCCAAAACCAATACTTTTGTTGCTCCAGAAGATGTAACCAGCACTCTAACTAATGCTGGTTTGATAGACACATCAAACATCAGCCTTAGCCCTGCGATGCAGTATGCGGCGGCTAACAATACAAGCCAACAGCAAGTGTATGACGCGATTAACGGCTGGCTTGCAGCCAATCCTGATGCTTCACAAGCTGACATTGTGACTGCCATGGATGCGGCTGGCGTAGATATTGGCGATGTGGTTGCAGCTATGAGTTCTAAAGTTACTGCTGACAGCGTTGCTAAAGCTGCTGACGTTAAAGTTAAAGGAAAGACTGACGCTGAAATAGCGGCTGAAGTCAAAGCGGCTGCCGATGCACAAGCCCTCATTGATGCTAAAACTAAAGCAGATGCTGCCGCTGCAAAACTAGATGCTGATACAAAAGCTGCAATTGATGCACAGGTCAAGGCTGCCGCTGATGCAAAAGCTGCGGCTGATGCCAAGGCCGCTGCTGACGCAAAGATTGCCGCCGATGCGGCTGCTGCTGCCGACGCGCAAGCAAAAGCTGACGCTGCCGCTAAACTGGCTGCTGATCAAGCTGCGGCTGATGCCGCTGCCGCTGCCAAGGCTGCTGCTGAGGCTGCTGCTACTGCGGATGTCACAACCAAAGCTGCCGCGGATGCTGCTGCTGCGACTGCTGCTGCTGCTGCCGCAAAATCTGCCGCCGATGCTAAAGCCGCCGCCGATGCGGCTGCTGCCGCTGCCGCTGCCAAGGCTGCTGCGGATGCTCAGGCCTTGATTGATGCTCAAACTGCTGCCGATGCTCAAGCGGCTGCTGATGCGGCTGCCGCTCAGACCGCTGCTGCTGCAAAAGCTGCTTCAGATGCACAGGCCGCTGCTATAGCCCAAGCTGAGATTGACGCGCAAGTTGCCGCTGACGCTGCTGCTGCTGCAAAAACTGCGGCTGATGCGAAGGCTGCTGCTGATGCCAAAGCTGCGGCTCAGGCTGCTTTAAACGCTTTGACAGCTTCAAAGACTACTACAAGCACCGCAACAGATACTGCCACGGCCGCAAACACAAACGCTGCAACCAACACAGCAACTAACACAGCGACAAATACGGCGACAAACACTAACACGAATGCAAATGTAAACGCCAATACAAACGCAAATACAAATGCGAACGTGAATACCAACGCAAATGTAAACACTAATCCGAACGTCAATACGAATACTAACGTTAACACTAACGCTAATATAAACACCAATCCGACAGTTAACACTAACCCTACGGTTAATACCAATCCAACAGTCACTACCACCCCCACAGTTACAACTAATCCGACTGTCGATACAAACCCAACCGTTACGCCAAACGTCAGAACGGATGTAAACGTATCTACGCCTGATGCAATTAACGTAGGCGGAGTTAGTATTCCCGGAACATATACGCCACCAAGCGTTTTAACGCCAACTACGCCAATTACGACAACTCCAAGCGTTACGCCAGTTACGCCTACTACGCCTAAAACCAAGACACCCACAAAGAAAACGGCACAAATGCCTACACAGATGCCACAAAGCGGTGGTGGCGGGGAGTCTATGGTTGCTCCGTTGGCAAGTGTGTTCTATTACGGCAAAGACTTTGGCGGTCAGAAACAGCAAGTCGCCCCGACAGGCGACTTAATGATGGCTCCATACCATGAGTTAAGTGTTACCAAGGCGGGAGCAGAAGCGCCTTTACCAGCAATTCCTGTTGCACAAGAGGCAAAAGAAAGCGAAAATGATATATCTGCGCTGATACAACAAATCATGTCTTCTGGCAACAACAATATGACGCAAGAAGAGTTAATGCAAATTATTCAAGCAAGAGGTTAATATGGGTGAAGAATACGATTTTTTTGCGGATCCTAGAAACGATGCTTTTGCCTATAACGATTTAGGCGCATCTCCGTCCAATGCCGACATCCTGTCTAGTATCAATTACGATCCGGGCATTTTGAGTTCTATTAAAGGCATCCTGTCTGGTAAGTCTGGAACAACTGCACAGTTAGCCAGCCTTGGCGGCATTGGAGCTTTGCTTAATTCTATTGGCGGTGGTGGCGGTGGTGGCTTCAAAGGATACCAAGGAAGCATACCAAAGTACACAGCTTCACGCACGCAGTACGCCGCTCCTGTCAGCACAGTAAACCGTGGCCCAGCACCGTCTAACGAAGAGGTATTAAATTATCTTAAGCGTCCCGGTTTAAACGATGCCATGATTGCTCGTTCTATGAATGAGTTTGGTGTTGCACCGCAGCAAATTGCCGACGTAACTCAAACTCCTTTGGCTGATGTGCAAGCCCGCTATCAAGCAGCCATGGGGCCAAACGCAGGCGCTGCCCGTCGCCCCGGCTCAGGTGGTGTGACGTACTTCTCTCCTATGGTTTACACGCCTCAAGCTGCTGCTCCGGCAGCGGCAGAAGCGGCCCCTGCAAGTAATCCAGCTACTGTCGAAGTCGCAGCCGCAGGTGGCTTAATGGGTTACGCTGGAGGTGGCGGCCTAGGTTCTTTGGGTAGTTACTCCGATGGCGGTCGCCTCCTTAAAGGGCCGGGCGATGGTGTGTCTGACTCTATCCCTGCAATGATTGGCAAGAACCAACCAGCCCGTCTGGCCGATGGCGAGTTTGTCATTCCAGCCCGTATTGTTTCTGAGATCGGTAATGGATCTACAGACGCAGGAGCACGTAAACTATATGCCATGATGGATCGCATCCAAAAAGCTCGTGGCAAGACTTTGAAAAACGTTGCAGCCAACACCAAGGCTGACAAACATTTACCAGCGTAAGGTTTAAACATGGCTACTTCACCTATTGCAGGACTAACCCCCACCTCCGGTGGCTCCTCTACCTCCACTCTTTCTGAGTATGCAGGCCCGTATGTAACGGAGATGCTGGGCAAAGCCCAAGCTATTGCCGATCAGCCTTATGCTGTGTACGGTGGCCCACAGACTGCGGCTGAGTCTGGCCTGCAATCCAAAGTCTTCCAAGGCTTGGGTAATCTGTCCTTCCCCGGCCAGCTTGGTCAATCCTTTAGCGCTACGGGTGCGTATCAGCCTCCGGGCATGACTCCCGGAATCTATAACACTCAGCCTGTTGGTACAGGTGCTGGCGCTCCCCCTGTGGGCGGTATGGGTGCTCCTATGGGCGGCACATCAAGCGGTCAAACTGGAGTTGCTTCGCAGTACATGAACCCCTACTTGCAGTCTGTGTTACAGCCTCAGTTGGCAGAACTGCGCCGTCAGTCTGACATCAACTTACAGCCTAGCATGGCCAAGCTGACCCAAGCCGGTGGCTATGGTGGTGGCCGTCAAGCCATCATGGAGTCTGAAGCTAACCGCAATCTACTCCAAGAGCAAAACAAAACCATTGGCCAAGGGTACGCAAATGCGTACGACAAAGCCATGGGTCAGTTTAATGTTGAGCAAGGTCAAGCCAAGACTTTGGCTGACATGATGTCTGAGGCTGGTGGTCAACAGCGCGGCATTGAGCAACAAGGCATTAGCGCAGACTACAACGAATTCCTTGCTCAACGTGATGATCCCATGAAGAAAGTACAGTTCTTGCAGTCAATGCTACAAGGTTTGCCTATCTCTACAGTCACCAACACACCCGCCCAGATGAGCGGTTTAGGCTCGTTAGTGTCCTCCGTTGGCGGTATGGGTTCCATCATGGACTCCCTCAAGAAATTTAATTTGACCTAAGGGTTCACTATGAATCTCATCCAAGTACAAGAGCACCTCAAGGATATGCCCATGAGGGCAATCATGGAATACGCTAACGGGAAGAATCCACAGGTTCCTCCCTATTTGGCTTTGGGTGAGTTAAACCGCCGCAAGCAGATGGAGCAGTCTGCTAGGACAGGAACACCTCCTGAAGGCACAGTCAAAGACAAGCTTGAGAAAGAACTAACCGGACAGGCGGCTGACTTGATGCAGGCTGGTGCGGCTAAACAAGCGCAGTCTAATCAACAGCTTCAACAGGGCTTGATGGCCCAACCTCAACCAGTGCCAGAGGGTACGCCTCAGCCTCCTCAGCAAGAGGAAGAGATGCCAGAGATGGCTCAACAGATGCCTCAGATGGCTGGTGGTGGATTGACCTCGCTGCCAACCAATGACATGTTTAAATTTGCAGGCGGTGGCGGTGTTGTCGCTTTTGCCAACGGTGATGTTGTTGTAGATGAGTTTAGCGCTGCTAATCCAGCCTTTTATGATGAGCAACTTGCCGTCAACAGAGTCAAGAATGAAGAAAAACAACGCCTCCAAAGCCAAAAAGAATTGGCAGATAAAATTAAATTCTTAGAAACTGCTGCGCCAGAAATTGCTGAACGTTTAAAGCGAGAAAGAGCGTCTGAATTACCTCAGGCGGCTGCGCCAGCCAAAGCGCAACAAGGTATTGCATACGACCCAGCTACAGCAACCCGCAGAAGCGACTTTGCTCAAGGTCAGCCTGCGCCTGCCGCCGCCGCTCCATCTGGCGGTGGTATTCCTGCCAGCATCAAGATGCCCGGTGCTCCATCGTTTACAGCACCTGACAAAGATGCTTACTCTAAAGAACTTGCTGCGTTTAAACAAGCCAACCCCGGTATGGCTGGGGCTGGGTTTGAGGCGTTGCTTAATAAGATGGCCCAACAAGATGAAGCAGATCGGGGCCGTGTATCAGAACAAGAAAAAGCTCGTACACGTTCTGACTTTTTCCAAGCTTTAATTGCCGCAGGCGAAGCTACCCGTGGTCAAAAAGGTATTGGTGCTTTGTTTGGCGGTTTTGGTAAGTCTGCCGGAGCTGCTGAAGCGGCTGCATTTGAGCGTGCCGATGCACAAGCCAAGATGCGTCGTGAGCAAGAGATGGGCATGGCTAAGATGCGTGCTGAACTTGAAGCTGCCCGTCGTGCTGAAGCGCGTGGTGACTTTGAGGCTGCGTTTAAACACAAGCAGGATGCCGAGAAGATTGGCATCAAAACCGTTTGCCTCAGCTTGTTCAAGTGGCTGAAGATATTCAACGCAAAAATCCTCAAATGTCACCTAATGAGGCTATGGAGCGTGCCGCATCTTATCTGGCAAGCGGTCAGTACCAGAGTGCCGCACAGCGTCAACAAGCCGCCAATCAAACAGCTTTGTCGAAGAAGACTGACATGATTGAAATGATGATTGATTTAGAGCCTGTTGGATCCGCTAGACGCAAAGAGTTGGAAACACAGCGTGATAAGATTGTTGAACGCTTCTTGGCCGATCAGCAAGTCCTTAGCGGCAAGAGTGCGCCAGCTACAAAAATTCCCGGTACAGTTGAACGAGTTGGATAAAACATGGCAATTTATCAGTACACCGCTCCGGATGGAAATAAATATCGTGTAAACGCTCCGGAGGGCGCTACTGATCAGCAAGTGTATGGTTTAGTATTACAAAACTTCCCATACGCAGGGCAGACCACTAAAGAACTAGAAGAAGCTCCACGTGCTCCAAGTACATTGGGTGATGTGGGTCGTTCTGTTAAACAAGGTTTAGCGGGAGGCCTTCAGTCTCTCACCAACATCTTTGGCGTTGATAATGCGGCTTCTCAGTATTTGGGTGAAGCACAGCAATCTGCCTATGAAGGCATGAGTCCAGCCCGTAAAGAAGAGATGGCTCGTCGCCAAGAGTTGATAGAGCGCTCAGGCGGTGACATCAAATCTAAAGTGGGTAGCTTTACAGAAGCCCCCTTGCAAACCGGATTACAAGCATTAGCATCTAGCGTCCCAATTATTGCGGGTGCATTTGTGCCCGGTGGCCAAGCAGCCGTAGGTGCAAGCCTAGGCGCTAGAGCACTGGCTGGTGCAAGAGGCGCGGGCGGTATTGGTGGTTTGATGGGTGTAGGCGGTCAGAAAGGCCAAGACTACGAAGCCGTTAAACAGGCCTTGTTAAGCCAAGGCGAATCCCCAGAAGTCGCAGAACAGAAAGCCCAAGAGGCCGCCGCTTATTCATTGCAAAACGCTCCTCGACAAGCAGTTGCAGGCGGTGCTGGTGCATTGGAAGGCATATTCGGTATTGAAAGTGTTTTAGCTAACGCAGCCAAAAAGGTTGGCGCAGGCCAAGGCGCAGCATCATTAACTCCACCTCAGTTTAAACAGAAGCTTGGTGCAGTAGCCTCGTCTACACT